AATTTCCCTCCGGCGTTAAGATATTGCAGTATTCCTAGGTTAGCCTGGGTTGCCGATTCGGTCATGACAAATTCCCCCGCGTGAGCAATCACCGGGACAGCTTGAGCGGATTGCCCTAGGACTAAACCTCCACCGGCGAATTCCTGAATGTTGGAACCATCGCCCGCATTATTTTTTTGTCCTCCAAATAATCCTCCGATCAAGGGCAGAGCTTGGAAAAATTGCCCAACTGAGCTGATTGCACTCGCTATTCCCTGAATGACTTTCTGTATTGCCCCAACGACAGCATCGAAAGCTAATTTAACGAGGACAACCGCAGCGACAACTGCGAGAACCATCAGGATTATTGGAGAAAAGGTTATGAGTAGTGGAATGGCGGCAGTTACAAGTCCGGCAATTCCTGCAATCATAGCGGGAATGGCGACGGTTGCAATGAACATTACTCCAGCAACTATGGCGGGAATAACTGTCGCCGCAATGAAGCCAAACCCAGCGATGATAAAGGGAATGGCAGCAGACAAGCCAGTCATTACCAGTGGGATAGCTGTTGTAGCGATCGCAGTTAATCCACTAATAATGCCTGGGATAGCTACAGTTGAGACAAACAAGAATGCGCTGACCAGCAAGGGAATGACAACCGTTGCAACTGTTAATAAGCCGCTGATTAACGCAGGCAGGGCAGCAGAGATCAGGAACGTCATGCCCGATACGATCATCCCAAATAGCATAGCGGTTCCGGTCATTATTAACGGAATCAGGGTAGTAGCGAGAAAACCAATCAAGCCGATTAGAGCCGCAATCCCTAATGCCACCCCTCCGATCGCCCCAATAATTGTCCGAATTACTCCCATTACAGGAGAAAGGAATCCTAACGTACTGGTGATGGGTCGGAAAATGCTATTGATGATTGCTGTTCCTAGCCTAATAACTCCCACAATCAGGGATGTTATCCCCCGAATCACTAACGAAAGGGCATCGGCAACAAACTTAGTGGGAATTAGAATAAAACCGACAGTAGCACTGATTGCCTCTCCAAGTGATCCCCCACCCCCGGCACCATTTCCTCCAAACAGTCCGAATAAAGCGTCGAAGGGAGCAAGAATAGCCCCGGCTAGTTCTTTTAATGCCCCAAAGATTTCTCCAACCGAAGTTATCAGGCTACCAAATACCTGGGAGATCGCATCCCCTATTCCTTTAATTACGCCCCAAACAACATCAAATACCAGTAAGAACCCTCCTATAAACCCCTTTATCACATCACCAATGCCCAAGAAATTGGTCTTAAATCCCAAGTAAAGAAGACCGAGAACTGCCACGACGGCTAGGATTAGTGGGAGCAAAGGCATTAATGGCATCAAGATTTGTTTATATGCCCATCGTGCAGCGTTTGCCAATAACCCATACGTTGTCGCCATGAACGTATTGGCTCCACCTACCACTGTCGAATCTGTCACTGCCGCAGCAGCCATCTTTCCTAACGTGTTTCGCCACAGGAAACCGATAGCTTTAAGTGGAATCCCTAATGTGAATCGAATTGCTTTTGCCGCTAATGTTGCCCCAGTGACGAAGGCAAAGAACGTCCCAATTACCATCCCTGGATTTAAGATGGTGAAAATTAGAGCTGCTGCCCCTGCGATCAATCCAATTGCTTTAAAGACAAAATCCACCACAGGGCTGATCGCCCTCATGATGGCATTTTGGACGGCAAAGAAGGGAGAAAGAATGAAGGCAGTAATTACTCGCCCTATTTTTGCGATTACGTTGGCAATCTTGTAGGCAACAGCCGTGGCGATATTTAGAGGGGCAAGAAGTAATAAGTTGACCGCTTGGTTGACACCGAGCATCACAGAATTGAAGCCCATCATGACGCCGTAAATCGCGGCGTTGATCAACCGAATAGGGAGCAGGATGAAATTGAGGATGATTCCCCCAACTAGAATTACGCCTTGAATAAAGCCACTGAGGAGGCTAATGATGAGATTAATTGCTCCTGCAACTAGTTTTAAAGGAAGGAGGATCAAATTGACCGTCACGACCATTGCATTCCCCAACAGAGAGCGTTGTCCAGAAACACCAAATGCCGCCAAGAGTGGGCGGAACGGTTCCATTAAAATATGACCGACCCGACCAAGTGTGCGACCGATAGCACTGATTTGAACCTCAATATTGAGAAAGATCGAGGCAATTGTTTGCCATACTCCACCAAGCAGTAAATCGAAAAACTCTTTAATAAAGCCGCCAACTCCTTTGATCGCCTCCCCTATGCCTAAGAAATTATTTTTGAAACCTTGATAGAGAATGAATAGTGCAGCAGACACACCTAATATCCAGGGAAGTAGAGGAATCAGGGGTTTAATCATGTTGGCGTAAGCCGATTGAGCTGCCCTCCCTAGGAGTCCGTAAGTCGTTGCCATAAAGCTATTAGCTCCCCCAACAACGGCAGCTTCCCCTATTGCTGCTCCACTAGATGCCGCAGAGCCCTGGACTTGGGCTGCTGCTGAACTCGCGGCTGCCGCCGTCACGGTTCCTTCTGACGCTGCAATTACTCCATTAGCAGCACTCGTTGTCGCTGCATTAGCGGCTGTTGCCGCTTCTGTCGCTCCAAACAATGCTCGGATTTGGGGAAGTACATCTTTGAGATCTATGAAAAGATCTACAAAGTCGTTGAGCATGAATAGAGGTGTTGCAAGTTGTGGAGCGAAGTTAGATAGGGCAGAACCCATACTGAGGAAAAGCCCCCTTGAGCTGTTGGCTAACTTTTGATTTCGCTCCTGAGTTGCTCCGGCAGCCGAAGCTTCTCTCTCCCTAGCCGAAGTCTGGATCTCCCTAACAGTGTTAATCATTGCTAGGTGTGCTTTTTGCCCTAGCTGCCTCTGTTTCATTATTTGCTTTTCAGCCCTAGCGTCAGACAATAAGCCAGCTTGGTGCTTTTCTCGGATTTGCTGCTCAAGTGCGCCGGCTCGCCTCATTGCCTCCATTTGTTCATAAATAGATACGAGCTGTGCCTTGTTTCCATTTTGCTGGGCAAATCGAAATATATTTGTAGATGCGTCGCCCCCTCCCATGACATTTTCTAGCGATTGCCTCATGCCATTCCCCTGGGTCTTGGCTGTCGATGCCATCTCTTTTATCTGATTGCTCACAAAGTCCCCTGTCTTCGCCCAGTTTTGGCGTATCCAGTAGGTGGGACCAGGAGACGCCTCAGAGAGATCCCCCTGAAATCCTTTCCCAGCGCCCTTTGCTTGTCGCTTTAATCGCCCTAAAACTCCCCCGATCGCATTTCCCGTTTTCTCCCATGCGGCATCAATGAACTTTAGTGGTGCCGTCAAGGTATCACCCACCGTAGCCGCCACTTCCAGGAGAATTTTTAAGGTATTAATTACTCCCGAAATGGAATTGCCGACAATCTCCCCAAATGCCTTCCCCATATCTTGTGCGCTACTGAAGGAAGTTAAGAGTTCCTTCGTGCGTTGATTCATTGGCTCAAATAAATTCAGTAGCGCCTTCATGGAAACCACGACTCCAGCCAAGCCACCAGCGATCATTCCAAAGGGAAGGGCAGCAGATAACGCAAGCACTCGCCCATAAATAGCTAGTAGCTTCTTAAGAACCGGAAGTAGTTCCTTGGCTGCCGGAGCAACGGCAGCTCCAAATACCTCTGTAAAGGCGTTGCCAAATCGCCATACCTTATCGGCAAGCTCTTTAATGGTGGATAGAGCCGGACTAAGCCCAGCAAGTATGCGATCGCTTAATTCCAAAAAGCCAATCGTTAAGTTTCCTAATATCTTAAGAACAACTGAAATAGCGGGGGACATTCGCTCGATTGTCGATATGGCACCGGCTAATCCCCGTGCTAGCAAATCACCTAAATTGACAGCGGAATTTGCTGTTGCGTCTATAGGTTCCCTTGCCGCTCGAATCCTTTGAATAAAATCTTGAACTTGAGATGTGATTTGACCAAATCTCTCTATTAAGGGAGAAAGCGCGGCCTGTAGTCGCTCTGTAAATCCTTGGAAGCCCTCTCTCAACTCGTCTAGGTGAGGTTTTAGTGCGTTCAGGGCAGGGACAACGTGAGTCTCAAACGTTTGGCTAAATCCAGCCCAATAGTCAGAGATACGATTTGTTGTAGACTGGAATATTCCAGTTAGTTTTTCAGCTACCCCTTGAGCTGGGGCAACCAAAGATTCTATAGTCCCTCGAATCCAAGCAACTGCCTTTTCCCACGCCTCTGGGATGCGGACCGTTGGTGAATGGTTCAATGCGTCTATTAGCCACTGAGCAACTTTCTTTGCAAAATCAACAATCGGGGACAAAATAGACTGGAATTGGTCTGTAAATCCTCGCCAAGCATTGCTAATGCGCTCAACTGCGCGATTAACTGCTCCAGGGACATCCTGGAATACATTTTCAATAAATTCCCTGGCTTTAGAGAATTCCTGCCTCGTCGTTTCACCTAGTTGAGGGATAAAATTCCCAAATTTGCGAAGCTGCTCGAATGCCTTTGAGAAGAAGTCACTGCTGTTTAAAAACTCGGTGAAAGGTTCCCAGGCTCCCTTGACAAACCCAATAACCTCAGTGAACTTTCGCCCCAAAAACTCAATGGTCGAGATCGCACCTCCAACTAGTGACGTTGTACCTAAAAACTGCGCCAACTTTCGCCATTGCTGCTCCAGGAAGTTGGCAAGCCCACTAAAGCGATCGCCAAACACATAAAGCTCGGTGAATAGAGATTGGAAGATGGGGATACCTGGAATAATTCGAGCAAATCCACGCCAATTCTCTTCTAGCTTGATAACGAATTCCTGAAAACGAGTCCCTAGACGCCTCATCCTCTCAAAGAAGCCAGCGAACATATTCCCAGTCGCAAATTCCCCTTTAACCCCCTCCCATTTTTCGCCCAATTTCTCGGCAAATTGAGTGAATCGACTTCCCAACGTCTCAAGTTGCGTCCAAATCTTAGGGAATAAGGTCGTAGATGCCAGCCAATTTGTAAATCGAGTCCAAATGGCTTGAGCTAAGTCTACGCCCCTTACAAAAGCAGCAGAAAACTGCTTGATATCTTTTGGAATAGAACCAAATAAATTGGTCTTAGTTGCAAAATCAACTAACTGCTGCCATCGTGTTCGGATACCTTGGGTGACAGCATTAAACTGCTCTTCAAAGCCAAGCTGAGTTACAAAGCCGCGCAATCCTGATTTAATCCGGCTAAAGATTGCCTTGATCCACCCAGCCGCACGTTCAAATCCCAGCACTATCGATGCAGCTATTCCCGGTGGGAGCAAGGCTTTCATCTCATTGATAAAAGTCCCAATAAATCTTCGTAGATAGTTGAAAGGAGCCTTGAGGGCGGGTATCATCCGCTCCACCGCCCCCGTCAATGTTCCAGGTAGGCGAACAATGGCATTTCCCACATCACGGAGAACCGTGACGAAGCGATCGCCTACCTCTGAAAACGACAACCCGCTGAAGTAAGCAACAACCTGCTGTCCTTTTTTGAGTACGGCATTAGCACCGTCCTTCACCCACTTAAACGCCTTCTGTACCCCACGCGCTACGAATCCAGGAATAGTTTGGATGGTGTCTCCAATTTGTCGCGCAACTCGGACAATCCCTTGCGCCAGCATCCGTGCGGCAGCTTCTGGATTTTTTAATGCCGAGGAAATAGCCTGAACGTAGTGGATAACACCCTTAAACGAGGGGAATACCTGCTGGATTCCTTGATCAATCCCAGTAAAGATCTGCCGAATGCCTCGCCCAATCGTCTTAAGCCCCCGAACTACGCCCGCTTTCATTTGGGTGAAACTGGCTTTTAGTTGAGCAATTCCCTCGTCAAGTAGTGAGAAGTCTCCCCTGAGTGCTTTAAATACACCAAGGGCAATCTTGCCAAGGGACTTAACCGTATTCCCCAAGCCTCCCAAGACCGCAATCAGGATTTGTCCTGCCCCAATTCCAATCCGGATCACTCCACCAAGAATAGTCCGTAGCCCCAAGAAGTTCGCAACCAAGACGGCAGTGACAAAAGTAACTCCTCCTAGGATTACAAAGAAGGGCGTTGCCCAACTCATTGCCATCAACCAGAAGGCGATCGCACTCTTGCCCATCTGCCCAAAGCCAGTCATTACTCCTTGAGCAAAGTAGCCAAAATTTCCACCAAGGTCGCCAACGGCATCTCCTAGCTCGAAGAAGTTAAGAGTCAGTGTCGCGACTGTTGCCCTACGAATAAAGTCTCCAATGTCTCCCCCCAAAATAAGCAAACTTTTCCCGACTTGTTGGATACCTTCTTTCGCCTTTTGAACCATCTCCTGGGGGGTTAGGGATTGGGTTACTGCTTCCCCAACCTTCTGGGATGTACTGCCTAATCCATGCATCCATCCCTTAATCGCCTCGACTGTTTTACTCCAGTGTTCTCGAATCCAATAAGTAGGTCCTGGAGAACCCTCGGATACTGCTTTTTGTAATTCGTAACCTTGGTCGGCAGACGTACTAACTAAGGAATCAATGTTGGACGCGATCGCCGTAGTGGTATTATTCCAAGCTTGTGTCGTATTTTGAGCGGCAAACGCCAATGCCTTTGATGGGTCAGCATCTATGCCTTGGGCAGTGGGCTGGGGCTTGCCTACTTGATCTGAAAGGCGAGCCTGGACTCCTTTGGGTTGCTCAAACTTGCCAGCGAACAACTGCCCAATACGTTTTTGAATAGAGGTGTATTCTACTGGCTCTTTGGTCGTTGACAGAGAATTACGAAGTCGAGTTAGAACCTCTGTTATTGATTCAGCTCCTGCTGCCCCGGTACTGAGTGGCGTCTTGGCGTGGACACCGAGAGAGGATAACGTGTTATTGATTGCATCTCCCGCCTTAGATACAAGACTTGGCTCTGCTGGAGGAGAAGGTGGAGTAGGTTGGAAATCAACGGGAATTGATGCCCCTGAAGCTAGAGACTTAGGAACCTTGGATTTTGGTTGTAGAAGGGCAGCGATGTAGTCAACACAAGTGAAGATGTTCTGGGCGATTTCAACTAACCGTGACAAACTGTCGCTAGCAAGTTCCTGGTAATCAACCTTCGTCCCAGGAAGTGTGCCTGCGGCTTGCTCTAGAGCGGACAACTGATCCTTATCTTTCCCTCTTAGTCCCTCCAAGGCAGCTTGCCTTAATTGTTCGGGAGTTCCTTTGAATCCCGCTTTCTGAGCCGTAACTGCCAATTCTTTTTCAGAGAACGATCCTGTTTGCTGCTTAATGAGTCCTGCAAGTTGTCCTTCTAAGTAATTTTGCCCTTTTTCATTTAGGACAACTTGCTCTTGTCCGTTTTGAGTGATCGTCGTGACCAAACCCTTGTATTGATCTCGGACAAGGGCGCTAGAGCTTTGCGCTCCACTAATTACTTTTTCGGCTAATTTCAGTTCTTGCCCCTGAAGTTGGGATTGAATTGCTTCTTGAAACTCATCCTTTTTGCTAAATAATCCCAGGGGACCAGGTAGTGAGGATTGGACACCAGTTTTCTGTTGTCCTAATGATTGCCTGATTCGCTCACGCTCTCTTTCCTTTGTGATCCGTTTCTGGGTATCTTTTAATCCCATTGCATCTAACGGCGCTCTGGCAATAGGACTTAAAAGAAGTTTTCCAAAAGCGTTTTGACCCAAAACAGTATCTTGAATAGCCGCACCGATCCCCCCTACTTTGTTCTGGATAGCATTCGGGTTATTAACTTCTCCGGAGCCAACGATAAGCGACTGTCCTGTAACCATTGGAGGTGGCTCCGGACTAGGTTTCGGCTTGTTAAAATCAACAAGATTTTGAATTAAATCAACAATTTTAGACAGATAGCTGCTGTTTAGATCTCCTAGAGAAGAACTCGCCTGTAAGCTTTGACGAATAGAGCTTACGTCAGCCGCAGCCGAAGCGAACAACTGGTATTGTTGAGCCACTGTATTAGCCGCACCTACTCCAGCATCTTTAACCTTCGTAGCTTGCTCCACAACTGCATTAGCCGCACCTATTCCAGCATTTTTAGCCCTTACACCTTGCTCAACAATCGCATCTCGGACTCCCTGAGCCTTCTGCCCCACTCGTTCTCTAAATCCTGGGGTGGGAGTCGGTTGTTCTACGGACGGAGGTATCTCAGATTGCTTTCTGAAACGCTGCCACAAGAACAAGGCTCCGGCGATCGCTCCTCCTAGTGCTGTAGCTCCAGCAATCCAAGGGGCAAATACAGGTGCTGTTAGAACCGCTGCCAGTAGGGTTCCTGCGGTAGTTACGGTGGCGAATATGGTGCTTAAGCCAAACAATGGTCCTGCTATAGCACCTATGTTTACCGAAGCAAACTTGACATCTAAGGCAAGAATGCGATTCCCAAACCAGTCAAGAACAGCACCAAATCCTGCTAGTATCTTTGAGGAAAAGAAAGCTAGTGCGCTTATTCCTAAAGTAAATCCCGTGATTGCAGCCATTACCGGATTTGTCGCCGCAGCAATTGCAGTTAATGCCGTAATCAGGGTGCCCGCAATGGCAACCCCTACCCATTTAGCAACATTTAGCCAATAATGGAATTGTCCGACAATCCGCCTGCCTGCTTCTTCCCACGCTTCTGGAATCTTGACCGTTGGGAAATGGTTCAATGAGTTGATTAAACCTTGAGCAATTGCAAGGGCTTGGCGAACTAAAGGCATCTTTCCAAACCAATTGCTAAAGCCAGTCCAAGCTCCTGTAATCCAGTCAATTGCCCCCTTGAATGCACCCTGCATAGATTGGGCAAGCTTAACGGTCTTAGTTCGGATTTCTAAAAAGTCAGTAGAGAATGCTAGGACAAGTAAACCTAACGCCCCACTGATCGAGGTAATACCTGTTAGCAAGGAAGCGATCGCTCCCCCTTTTAGTCCAGTTAACTCCCCAACCAGTCCTCCTAACTGCTTAAGTCGCCGCAGACGCGGGTTTTCTGCCGCCTCTTTAAGCCCACCAATTCCTCGCACTTGAGCTTGACGCCTTTGCACCCACGGCAAATTGGAGGCGCGTCCAGATAAGTTACTATTCCTCTCTCGATTCGTTAAAATACCCCAACTAGAACGAACTAAATTGACTTGTTGTAGTCGAAGCTGATGTTTTAGCAATTGAGACTGATAGTCAACCTTTGTATTTAATAGCCCGATTGACTTAATAAGAGCTGTAATTTTGTCGCGCAGAAATGCTATGGCTACTGTTGCATTCTTAATGATTCCAGAGCCAAGAGACTCCGGGTTCTCTTCTACTTGACTTTGGGGTTGCAATACTTTATTCTTTTGAGGTCTTGGCTTGAAAGCCCCAGCGATTGTATTGCCGATACCACTTGCGGCTGACGCCAAGGAACCAAAAACTCCTCCTACTCGCTGCTCAGTAGACTCCCAAGCATCGGCTGTAACGTCCGCCGCGCCGTGGTTCAGAGCATTTACCAACCCTTGCCCTATATTTAGTGCGTGTGATACCAAAGGGAGTCGTGCGAACCAGTCTACTAAACCCTGCCAAGCTTGGTAAATAAAGTTTAAAGGATAAATTAGAGCTTGAGCTAGCCCGTATCCAAGTTTTTGTCCAAAATCATCGCCCGCTTTACCCATCCTTTGGACTGTGGCGATAAAGTCATCGTAGTAGGCTTTCAGGGGGTTTGAAATTTCAGCAAAAGCTTTCTGAAAGCCCTTGAATACTCCGGCAAAAGCTTTAACAACGAATACTAGACTACCAACAAGCACTCCTAGTACATTTGTCTGTTTGGTTGCCAATTCCAGTAAGAGCACAACCCCAGAGATCGCAGAGGCAAAGCCACCAGCCAACATAAGAAGTGACTTGAACTTTAACAGGAAGACAGGAAATTCGCTAAAGGCATAGCTTAATCCAATAAGTCCGCTTCCTAACATTGCTACATCAGGTGCAGCGAGTGCAATCGCTGGTATGTATCCAGCAATAGGTCGAAGTTTGTCCCCTAGTTTTCCTAGTCCCTTGAGTGTTCCGGATGTTAACTCTAGTGCGGTTTGGGGTCGTCTTCCTGTCGTATTAGCTTTCAGTCCTATGTTTGAAGCTAACTTCTGGATTGGCTTAAGCAGATCTTCGGATATTTTACCTAGAGATGTGACGCCCCTAACGATCTTGGCTATACCAAGTGAGGTAGCAAAAGTTTTAGCCAAAACACTTACGCCAATCGCATTAATCAAAGAAGAAGGCATACTGCGGCTCGATACGACCTGAGCGCCCAGATTGGCAATATCTTTCCCAACTTGTTGGCGAAATAGAACTATTCCTCCGACAAGTAATGTTATTTTTGCCAGGATATCAACAAGGGTTTTGGCAGCTAGATCATTAACCGCACGACCTAAGCCACTTGCTCTTTCAGTGACTACTGAGGTTGATTCTTGAACTTTATGTCCAAGTTGTTGAATGCTATTTTCGCGGGGTTGAATTACTGGCTGTTCGCGTACTCCGCCGTGTGAGAATAATTTACCGATAGGGCTAAAGAATCCAACGATCGCATTGCCAATTGCCCCGGCTGTTGAAGACATCCAGTTAAATACAGCCCCGATTCTTTCCTTCATAGCCTCCCAAGCTTCTGGAATGCGGAGGGTGGGGTTATGGTTCAATGCGTTGATTAAACCCTGTGCGACATTCAATGCAGGTTGAATGATTGGCATCAACCTTGCCCCAAATCGATCTACGAATCCCTGCCATGCTGCCTCGATCCAATGGATAGGGGTAGTAAGTATATTGCCAATTCCGAGGAAGTTGGATTTAATCGCTAAGTACAATCCAGCAAATGCAAGCCCAACGGCTGCAATACCTAAAATAATTGGGGCGAAGGCGACACTTCCTAGTCCAACAACAGAAGCGATCGCACCGCCAACCCCGACAATTGCTGTGCCGACTGTTCCGGCGATCGCGCCAATGGCTCCCAAAGAAGATGCTACTGCGGCAAAGAGCGGAGTAACTATTCCGCCTACGGCACCAAAAAGAGTGAAGATTTCAAAGAATTTGCGAAGTTTCTCGGATGTATCCTCGCTAACAAATCCCATTGTAGAGAGGGAGTATACGGCTGTCTGCGCTCCGAAACCTATGCCTGTAACTGCTCCTCCAATCGCCATCCCGGCTTTGCCGACTCTGCCAATGCTGTTTCCTAGTTGAGAAAAGAACCCAACGGAGCGGGTTGCCGATTGCTCCATGCTTCCGCTAATATGTTGTCCAGTGGCTTGAGCAGTTTCAGCCATCTGTTGCATATCCTGGGAAACTGAATGCTGAGTGCGATCCCAGGCTGCTGCCGTTACGTCGGCACTTCCATGATTTAATCGGGCAATAATGAAGCTTCCGACTCCTTTTGCTGCTGTAACCATTGCTCGCCAACTACGTCCCATGATGTCGGTCGCCGATTGCCACCATGCCCCTTGAACTTTTAGCGCCGCTCCTCGGAAGAATTGTCCCAGGCGATCGCTTGTTTTAGCTCCAGCCGAGAGCAAGTCGGAAAATATCTTGGTGGTCAAGGGCAGGATGTCTTGTGTTGCACCTACAATCCCTCGCCCTATGTATCGCATCCCTTCTCTTGGTCGGACGCCTCCCATTTGGTCGTTGTTTTGGGGCGACATCGTTTGTCCCAGCCCACTTGCCCCGCGTCTTTGACCTCTTGGCGAAACGCGATCATATAAGTCTGGATCGTAAACCCCGCCTCGGCGCTTTTCCTCTGCTTTTACTCGCTTATCACGGAGAACCGTGGCGAACTCAGAGAGGCGACTACTCATCCCTTCAAAGGTTTGTCCTATCCGATTAAATCCTCTCTCTGGAAGCTTTTTAGAGCTTACATAATCAGCCATTTTCTGGACTGGATTACGTGCTAAGAGCCTGCGTTTCTCTTCTAATGCCGGAAGTTGTTCGGCTATCCTTCGACGACGGGAAGCTGCTCTTGCTTGCTGCTCTTCACCCTTGAACTTTCTTGGATCGTTAGATTCAAACGCCCTTCGTTGTTGACTAATCTGTTGTTGAACTTTTTCAAGTTCTTTGTTACGGAACAATCCCTTGAAGAAATCTCGAACGCCTCCCATAAGCCGTGCGATCGCAGGAAGGATGCCTTTTTGAGCTTGAACGTAGTTATAAGCTTTTGTAAGATTATCTGAAACAGCTTTGTAGATGGACTGAACGGCATTAACAATCCGAACCGTAAAGGTTTTAGGAGCTTGATCGGCAACAATACCAGCTTGTTTGTCAAAAAACCGAGCTAGTAGATCTGTCTGTCCACCAAGGCTACTCGCAAAGCGATTAATTGCCCGACTTAACGGGTTTCGCCCAACAACTTTAATAATTCCTACTTCTAATCGAGATGCTCCAATCTCTAAGAATTTATTAATTTCACGGGTCACATTAGCGATACGAGTCAACACATTACTACCAAATGCCGCTGTTACATCTTTTGCAACAGGGCGAACAAGACGCACCATCGTACCTCCAATTCCTCGGAAGGTGTCGCCTAGAATGCCAACTATGTCACGAACCATAAAGAGCTGGAATGGACCCACAGCTCGCGCCGTATAGTTTGGGTTCTTGAGGATTTGCTCTACTGCCTTAGCTTCTAGTGAAAGAGCAGACTCAAGCGCCTTGGAGACCTTAGTTGCATCAATGCCTCGCATCTTCAAGATGTCGCCCACTGAATAGCGAGCTTGATTCCCAAGGCTAGCAAGAACCTTATCTATCTCGGTTGTAACCTGATCCCTAGAAAGTCCCTGTCGTCGCAGTTCCCTGTCTAACATGGAACGAACAGCTTGTTCGCTCATTCCCCCACGCATCAATGCGCTTACAGTTTGACCGGACTGAGCTTGACTAAGTTGCCGTTTCTTTAACTCTTCCCACACAGGACCTAGCTGTGCCCCTTGGAAAGCATTCTTTCGACCCAGTTTAGCTATTCGTTCATCCCTGGAGGATTGCAGGATAGTCTGAAGTGAGGCTTCTCTTGCTTCTTTATATTTCTGATTAAGGTTATTAATTCGGCTGACAACATTAGACCCGACAAAATCAGCCCTAATCTGATTTGCCATATTTTGGATATTTATCTTCTGTGCTGTATAGATAGCTTCTATATTGTTTGAGAGGAACTCAAATGGACGACGAATGAGATCAACAATTCCAGTAGCTAGGCTGGGGAAACGGAGATGGGATTCAAGCCAACCTTCAAAGCTATCCAGTCCTCTATAAATCCGCTCCCGAAACTCTGCAACATTCTCTTCGATGCTTTGAACAAAGAGTCCAAAATTAATGCCTAGTTGACGAATCGTATTACTGAACTTAATGTCTTGAATCCGTCGTAGTGAACTTCCCTTTCCACCTCCTCCTAGTCCAAGCTTTCTCTCTATCTCTTTATACGCCCCTTCGATATACTCATTTTTGCCCCCAATTTTGGCAACGAATTCACCCGTTGCTGCGAACTGTGAAATGATGCGGTTTATGGCGACCTCATTTTGGTCATATAACTTCTTGAAACTTGCCTTGGAGATATCCTTGTGATCTCCTGTTATGCCGAAGGCTCCTTTATTATTGGCAATACTTTTGTTAATTGCCGCGAGGATAGAATCTCGCTCACCAAAAGATAGTTGACCTCCTTTCGGAGCTTCAGATGCTCCGTGTAGGAGGTATTGCTCTAGCTTTTTAAGAGCAGTTTGTTCGTCTTTTGATAGTTGTGTTTGTATCTGTGTAGATACATCATTAAGTGTCTGTCGGAACTTTTTAACGTCATCAACAGTATTTAAAGTTAAATTGGTTGAAAGTTGCTTAAATCTATCAATTATCTTGTCAACTTCTGGGCGGAAAGCTTGGTGTTGAGTAATGTCAACTTTGAAGCTACGATTTTTTACCCAAGATTCAATGAATGCCTGTTCTTGGGCGTTGATTTGTTTGGAGGCATAAAATTGTGCGGATTGAGTGTGGAAGTCATAGCCAGAACCAGATCTAGACATCAGCGCCTCTAGTCCCCTTTGCCGCGCTGCCTGTGCTGATGCTTTGTCTTTTGACTCTTGCCTCGCCATTTCCTCAACCCGTCGCGAAATTTGTTGACTACGACGGAAGAGGCGACGATTGTACTGGAAATTTTCAATGAGTTGAGGAACTCCAGTGAAGCCAAATAGGCTACTAAAAAAGGAGCGCCTAGTTTGATTAAGTTGATCTACTTCTGCTTGCGTTTGCCCTGCTATATTGCGAACCGCTTGAGCTAAGACATCAGTATTTGTCGCGATGGGATGAAAACCTTCAACTCTTCGGTTAGCTTGCTTCAGGGCTTCAATATTCGCCTCTTCAAAATCATTGAAGTCAGTTACAGTCTTGCCAATAGATTTTGCCTGTCTCTGAAGCAAGTCAGTGATAACAGCTTTTCTTGCTTTTTGGTATTCCTCTTCACTTAAATTGAATTTAGCGGATAGCGTCTTTGCGTGTTCCTCAATAACATTAGAGCTTACAATAGCCGAATTCCCAGCAGGAACCTCAAACATCTTTTCAAGTCTTTGTTTAAACTTGCCAATCAAATTTGCATAGCTTGTATCCCCAGTGGTAGTAGCTTGGTCAATCTCAATTTGAATTTCTGAAGCAGTTTTAGCTTTTTTGATAATTTCTTTGTTGGCATGAATAGGATTCGATCGAAACCTATTGAGTTGGATATCAAAAGCGTTTGAGTCGATAGGTGTTTGGGTTGGGAAATTTTGGGGTCGATTAAATTCGGCAACGTACAACTTGTTAACTTGGAAATCTTTAACATGAAGATTTTCCATCGCCTTCTGGAAGGCTCCCATGAGATTGGTGATGCCGTAATCTCCCTGCTGCGCTAGTTTCCTGAGAACGTCATCTGGAATAGGCTCTCCACTGTGTCTTTCAAATGCGGCTCTTAATCCAGATCTTCTTGCTGCCTGCATTCGAGTCCCCATAGCAGACTCGGAGTCTGGAGACGTAATTCTTCTCCTTGCTTGATCTGCAACCGCAGCTTTGCCTGTCTCGCTCAACTCCAGCCGATTTAATCCAAGCAGCCCCTTCTTCTTCTCTAGTAAGGGCGCTACTTCATAAGAGAAGCCATCGGGGCGCTGGAGCTTTCCTCCAAATGCCATGATTTGGTCACGAGCATTGCGCGATCGCGCCAACCGCTTAATTTCTTCCTCTTCCTCCTTAACAATCTTCTGTAGGCTCTTGTTGATCTCATCCTGATACCGTAGGGCTGCCCGACTCTTTGCCACCCGCTCATCCCCAAGCGCAACGGCTCTTCTCTGTTGATCTTCATTTTGGGAATAGGCGAATGGATTGCGGACGCCCAACACAGATTCTTGCCGACGGACTTTGTGGACTTGAGAGCCAACCTTTGCTTGTACCTTAGGACTTTGTGCTACGTCGGAAATTGCACCCCCAAAAACTCGTGTCGCATCTACCGCCTGCATCAGTCCCCCGACGATCTTCATTACCCCACCTGTCACAGTGCTAAATGCCTCGCCGATGTTGCGTTTGATGAGCAGGGCAATCAGGAATACTCCCCCTGTAATAATCGGAAGGGATTTAATAAATTGCTCTGTAACATTAGCAATGATGTTGGTTAGATCCGGTGGGATATAGATGCCCAGCGCCGCCACCATTGCTTTAATGGCATTGGTAATAAGCTCAATGGGATGCGCCAATCCTTGAATCAACGCATCTAGGTTTTGGAAGCCTGTCCGGTACTCCTGAATTAGAAATAACCCTAACCCAATCAGTCCAGAGATTGCCGCCTGCATGGGATTAAGCACCCCATATACGGCGAGGAGAACGTCTGCGATCGCCGCAATCTGTACCCAGTAATGAGAGAGGAAACGGGCAAGCCTGTCGAGCTGAAGTTGCTGGATGTAGACGTTAATCGTCCTTGCAATATTCCCTAGTACGCGATCTACCGCAGCATCAAGCAAGTTAAGGAGGCGGATACTTTCATTCCACGGGTCACGGATAAATCGGACAATTTCTTGGAATGTCGCTCGAATCGCACCGCCCACAGTAGAGGCAAGGCTAAGTGCTACCTTCGTAACCCGCACAATAGTTTGCTCGAATATAAACCCAACGACACCCATTACGTCGCTAGCAATCTGTCCAAGTAGTGGACCAATATTTCCCTGAAATAGGGCAACTAAAGCATCCCCATACTGCTCAGTTTTAAGACGTGCTAGTTGGGCGATCGCTCGGAATCCAATTAACGTTGCATCAATCGCGCCAGCAAAACCAATAGCGACAAGTAAGCCTAGGTTTCCGAATGTGGCTTTAAATAAGTTTAAGAGGATACTTGTAATTCCGGCAGTCTCGTGGACAACTACGCCTGTAATTGTTCCTAAGACATTAAAGAAGTTCTGTACTCCGCGCATGAAAGGGATAATGCCACGAGCAAACCTCATAAAGGCTTCGTTCATGTCAACAAACACGAAGCGCATTCCCTTGAGGATACTTGCGACTGGAGAAAGGGAAAGCCCCAGCATCTTTGTCGCAGCGATCGCCTCAAACATCTCCGGTGTAATCGGCTTCAATGCCGAGTACCAAAACATTGTAGTTAGGGCAATACGACCAATGATTTGGACGAGAGGGTTGATCATTAACACCCCTCGGAGGATTTGTATTAGGAAGCGACCAATCGCTGGCTGAGTTTTCAAGATATCTTCTATCGAGACGAGCATGGTTCGCCCTAGTCGTCGGGATTTAAGCTCTGCTTCCAGGAAGGCTTCTGAGCCTGCAAAGATTTGAAATAATTCTCGCGATTTCTTATCGATTATTCCGGCGGGGAAGGGTATGCGATAGAACGCTGTCGCGGCTGTTCTAACTGCCCAAGAGATCCCTGGAATTCCCCCAAAGAATAAGTCAAATGGGTTGAGCATGAACAACCCAGGTTTAAACAGTCCGGCGAAGCCCTTGGTACGGATGTATGTCCCAATTAGCTTGAAAGCGCTCATTGGATTAAGCGCTCGGAATAGCAGTGTACCTAATGGTTTAAATCCCCTTTCTAAGGCGTAAACAATCCCTTGGGCAACTTGACCAAATAGTTGCTGGAACCTAGTAAGTAATGGGCGAATTGTCTTCAAGAAATAGCGTTCAAATAGTCCTCTCAGTAGTCGGAAATATACCGGAGTGACTGCAATCAAGAATTCTACGGTTCCCAAGAATGCACGAGAGACGGTCTCCCCAATATAGGGAATTCGCGCAAGTAAATTAGCCACGGCTGTAGCGGCTGTTCGGGCAAGTTGAACAATCGCTCGTCCGAGTATCCCAGGAATCTGCGGGAGAAATGCCAGGAGTTCTCGGTAGGCAGAAACAATGGGACGAGTAATTACGATCAGTGCAGCAGTTAGGGGGAGTGAAATAAAAGCATTAAAAACCAAACCAACCGTCGAAGCGATCGCACGCAATGTTTGTAATGCCGTTGGGAGGACAGTTCCGGTTAAGAAATTAACAATTCCCTGTACAGCCGGGGACTGGACAACCTGCGATAGAGATTGAAAAGCAGGGACAATGGCGGTAACTAGGGGGATTAAGGGAGGAAGGAAGCTAAGAGCGGGGAATATGTCCCCAATCCGAAATGAGAGCAAGGGAGCTAGTGCTGCTTGAAGCTGTTGCCCTACCTGGTTGGCTACAACTCCTACTTCCTGTAAATAAGAGGTAATTGCCTGAACTCGCGCTTCTCGTTGACTTTCATAATCGGCATACGCTTGATCAAAATCAAACGTAAACTGGTAATCTTCCATGCCGGGAAAGACACTAGGAAGATTTCGGACAAACGTTGTCACGCCTTCTGATAGTCCTCGGTTGATTGCCTGCTTCAAGTTGGCATCGAACATCTGAGACAATTGTTGTGACGCAACTTTGGAGCGTTCCGTCATCCCAGCAACAAAAGTGGCAAAGCCCTTCTCTAGCCCTTGAATGAGTCCTGTACTCATTGCAATCGCGACTGCTCCTGGCAATGCGTAGGCGATCGCTCGCGGGAGTCCGACTCCTACAAAAAGGGCAAGTTCGGGAAGTACCGCCTCAAATCCTTGAGCTAGTTGCCCAATAAGGGTCATTGGCAGGGAAGAAAGGGTGAGGAGGGTAAATCCCAAGAGATCAAGATTGTCAATGGCTGAAGCCACCGACTGGTTAATCTGAGTAATTGCCCAATCTACTCCAGTGGCAACTGAGCCTAATAGCTTGACGCCTGAGACTAGGCTAAGAACGACACCTTCAAGGATTTGTTGGCGGGCAACAATTCCTTGATCTGATGAGACATCGCCAATCCCTAAGAAAGCTTGGTTGACAAGAACTGCGGCGGAGCGAATTTTTTTAAACAAGCTTGAGAGGAATTCTATCGTCATCGCCCACTTCCGGCGAATCCAATAGGTAGGTCCCGGTGAGGCTTCGGCGAGAAAACTAATTAAAAGAAGCCCAACATTTTTAGCGACCCCAGCCAATGCCTGTAAGTCCCCTTGGATAATTTGAACAGTAGTATGCCAGATACTTGCAATGTCGAAACTGAACGTTTTTAGGTAAAACGTCGAAAGCCCTGTAATAATCGCAAGTCCGGCAATAATTTGAGCTTGCAGGGGCTGGAGGAAGTTCAATCGTTGAGCAAGGAACCCACCAAACGCGGCAACAAGGGAGAAGCGGCGAATAAAGATGGGGATCACTTCATCTAGTGACTTACCCATCGACTCCACAATGCCACCAAAAATTGTGTTCCCAATTGCGATCGCTAACCCTTGTACAGGGTTAATAATCCCTGATAGTTCTGCAAATACCGTCGCAATGGAAATTGCACTGGAGAGTTGAGGGAGAACAGTAGTAAAAGCATTTAATAACTGCTGTCCCACGGCGATCGCACCTACCTTGAGGCGCTCAAATAGTCCTTGCAAGAAGTGTACTGTCATCGCCCACTTCTTTCGTATCCAGAAAGTGGGACCTGGTGAGGCTTCGGCGAGGAACCCAACTAACATTTGCCCAATGCCCTGAACAAAGTCAGCAAAGGGACGTAGAATTCCTCGGATAAAGCTAATTGTTCGATCCCAAGAGGAGCCAATAGCTTGCCCAGCTAATTCAAATGGGAGTGTAATTGCCTTTCCCAGTCGCTCTCCAATCCGCTCCCCTGATTCGGCAAACAGGGAAAATGACTTAGCTGCAAGTTCAATTGCATTAGTAATGGTGCCAAATACAGGGGCTATCGTACCCATCGCCCCAGATCCAGTTAAGCCTAGAAGATCAAGGAAAGAGTGGATGATGCCCTTAAGTAAGCCGTATATAAAACCGAAAGGAGCAGCGATCGCACCGAGTACAGTTCCCAGTAAGTTAAAACCTGGGACAACCTGCTCTAGCACTGTATTTAGGAGCAAGAATCCACCAATACCCAACCCAATCGGGGAGAGCATTAGGGATCTCGACATGACGAGGAAGGCTTTCCCGGTTTGGATCGCCTGCCGTCCTAACAGCTTCATCCCTGCTATGGTTTCGTCAAATGTCCCAGCGGCGGCTTTCTCAAAATCTCCAGCAAGTTGGGTGTTACGCTTGAAGAAAGTTTCTAATGGATTTGTTGCAACAATAGCTTTTTGCGCTGTATCAAAGAAACCAGTAAGGGGTATCAATCCTGCCGCCAAAGAGGAAGACGCCAGGTTCGTTACTGCCATAGCTTGCTGAAAACCAAAAAGCGTGACCCCGGCTGCACCGATTGCGATCGCCAACGCTCCCATACCCAATGTTAGCGCAGCCGCAACACTGATGGTTGTACGGATGGGGGCAGGAAGGTTGGCGATGAATAAAGCAAACTGGGTGGCGGCATCAATTGCCAGCCGAATTAAAGGGGTCAGAGGTTCAATAAAGTTAACCTGTACGGCTTCTAGTGCTGACTCAAGAGAGCGGAAGCTACCTGCGAGGTTGTTTTCCATAACCTGAGCCATCAACCGCGCTGCCCCAACTTGCCCTTTAACCTGAATTCCCAATTGCTCCATTGCTGTTGAGACTTGGTTGAGCGCATTTTGCGTATCAGGGGCATTTTCTACAACCGCAGCAAATAGACTTTGCCCAGGCGCAGTACTAATCCCTTTAACTTGCTGGAAGTAGTCTGTTAGACGACCACTATCCAAGCTATTAAGTGTTTTGAGGTTCACCTGCATCAGGGCGAGGTTTGCCTCGTCAATCTGACGCACCGCCTCTGTATAGCTGGGGGTTTGCTCGATAATCGCAGCAAAAAGATCCTGCCCCGGCTTCATTTTTATATCACGAAGTTCTGTAAAGTATTGAGTAAGTTGCTCAGTGTTGGTGGAACTAGCACGAGTTGCGATCGCCAGTCTATTTAATTCTTTGATTTGACCTAGTGCCGCCGATGCCCCGGATATCCCAGTTGTTCCAAAGATGCCTTTTAAGGCTTGGATTTGTTTGGACTGAGACACTTCTCCCAATGAGTCAATATCTTCGCCCGCGTCTTGGATAGACTTTAAGGTGTCAGGGCTAATTTTGAGCTTGTCGTTGAGTTCGTTGAATATCTCAATAACGTTCCTCATGTTCCCAGAGGAATCGACCAAGGTCATGCCCATTTCTGCTAGAGCAATTTTCCCTTCCTTTACGGGAGAAGCTAACTTCAAGAAAGCACCACGGGTAGCTGTACCTGCCTTATCTGCTTGTACACCAGCGTTACTCATCACACCGATCAAAGCCGATGTCTCTTCGAGCGTCGCCCCAAATAGAGCCGCGTTGGGAGCGGCATAAGACATCGCCACACCCATTTGTTGAATGTTGGTATTGGCGCTAGTTGCTGTCCTTGCCATTACGTCTGTGACGTGGCCCAAGTCTTCAACCTTAAGTTGCATACCACTTAGGACGTTGGAGGCGATATCGGCTGATTCCGCTAATCCTAGTTGTCCTGCGGAAGCTAAGTCGAGGGTGGATTGAGTCCCGGAAAGGATAGCTTCTGTTTTAAAGCCGGCCATCCCCAAGAAAGACATCGCATCGGCGGCTTCTGATGCTGTGAAGCGGGTTGTCGCACCTAAGTATTTAGCCTTTTCCCGCAGGGCATCTAGGCTATCTCCCGTCGCTGTTGTAATAGCGGCGACCCCAGCCATCTTGTCGTCAAAGGTGGCAAAAACATTGATCGCATCCTTTGCCTGTCCGACTAGTTTGTCGTTTACCAGAAGTTGCCCTGCCTGTTGAACAACTTGGAACTCTCCTACACGCCCAGCAGCTTTTGCGGCAACTCGTTGATGCTCCTGCATCTCCATGCGGGTCGCCATCACCCTTTGCTGCTGCTTGAGTTGGGCGGTAAATTCACGTTCAGCCGTCGTATCCCCCCGAATCTGAGTTTCTAAATGCTGGAGGGTCGTAATATACTTTCGGGCTTCATTATTCGCCTTCTTAAATTGGCGATCGTCGGTAATGTCCCCAAAATCTATTAATTTGACCTCGGCTCGTAATGCTCGGAACTCCTTCTTTAAAGGGTCAATCCGTTTCGCAGCCGCCTTCATTTTGTCACCCATCTGATCAACAGCGCCTGTCATGCGTCGGGCGGCGCTTTGCGTCTGGGTGGCATCCGCTTTAAACTGGGATGCGATGTTATTGCGTTCTAGACTGTTGGATAATGACTCTACGGCAGTTTCAATCCCGCCAAGTTGCGACTTGA